GTCAAGGAAGAAACCCATTACCCACGAACCTTCTACAATACCAGTAGGAGATTTACCAATACCACTAATAGAGGCAGAGTCAACACTGTTGACTACAGTTGCCCAAGGGAGCTCTTCAGTCGGAATTAGGTCTTTGTCATCTGTGTGATATCCGAAACAACGCACACGAACCCTACCCATTTTAAGGGGGTCTGTTCGTTCTTCAACGACACCGATAAACCAAGTGAACCCTTGTCCACCCAAAGAGTTATTAAACATTATTTTTTCTTTTTCTTTATCCTAGCAAGAAACTTTTCTCTAGCGGTAGTTGCTTCTTCAACAGTTTCTTCTTCAACTGGTGCTTCTTCTACGATTTCTTGAAGAACTTCTGGTTCAACTGGAGTTGATACTTCTGGTTCTACAACCTCTTGGATAAATTGTTTCTTTTTAATGTTTTCTGGTAATGGCATTTCTTTTCTCCTATGCTATTATTGGTGAGTCTTTACAACACTCTAAGATTGTTGTTAGTTTCTCATCGTTCATTGTTTGTCTAACTTTTGTTATCAGATATTCTCCTGATATACTTTTATCAACTTCATATTTACTATCTTGGATATCATTGTAAATATAAAATTGTAAATCAATTAATTGACCAACATTCTTTGTTGAGTCTCCTGGAATAGTTACTTGTATAATATTATTAAATATTTGTTTATTATACGATTGCTTTCTATTCTTTATACTTATATCTCTTTTAGGAATGACCATTCTGTCATTATTAAAGAATGGGTCGGCATCTTGACCGAATTTAGTATGTTGAACATTTAATATAGCATCTCCATCAACTTCAACAGGATAGTAACCACCTTCGAATGTAGTGAACTTATCATGCTCTTTTGTATAATTAAAAACCTTTTCTGTTTTCTTCTTTCTTTGAACATCGATACCGATACTTCTTGATTTAAACATTCCACCTTTTACATTTTCTAAAAAGTTATTCTCTTGTATCATCTTAAAACTTAATATCTTGTATTGGTCAGAACCCTCTACATCTCTATTATCTGTTTGATAACTTTGTGGATAATATGTGTAAGTCCAATCTATATAACCATCAGAGATTAGATTAGGTATGTTTCTAAAATTAAAACCATCACTATTTTCATAGAAAACATAATAAGGATAGTGGTCATCTGAATCTGCTTTCTTACAAAAGAAGTCTATTGTCTTATCTACAGAATAATTTGGAATAATGTATTTGTGAACCCCAGAAGTTTCGTCTATGGTGATAGTTTTATTTAAACCAATACTTTGATACTCATTTTGTAATTCAGTATTTAAAACATATTCACTCATCAAACTTTCCATCATCTTGGAAATCTTATTACCCTTTCCTCTACCATATGACTTTGAAATTTTTTGTGGTATTGTCTTATATGCTTCTAAACTAATTCCAGATAGAATATAACTTTCTGTTCCTTCACCATCTCTTCTTCTACTACCAACTTCATAAACACCGAAGATATGTTTTTTAAAAGGTATTAAAGCATCTTGACTCGCATCGGTTCTTTCTCTATATGAAATAATAATACTTTCAATACCTCTAAAACCATCAGGAACACCTTCCTCAGGATTACCTTTTATAGAAGCACCTATATTGAGAGCATCCGATACTACAACATCACATTCTAGATATTTTTTAAAAATGCTTTGATAGATATTGACTTCAAGAAACATTTCTTGAATATTATGAATAGAACCATCACCACCAATTAAAGTGATTTGTTCAATGTCAACATCACCTGCGAAATTATAATCTGCCATAATTAGACACCATTTCTAAGAATGACTTTTACTTCGTTTTGAAGAGATTTCAAATATTGTTTATCTAATATTTTAATTCTTCTTTTCTTGTCATTCTGTTCTAACTCATATGTATATTTGTCTACTGATTGTCTACTAGCAGGTGCTAGTGAATTGTAAGTTGTTTGGTCGACAACAAGATATCTTTGACCAACTCTTGTTCCATCATTCTTTACAAAAGCATTACTAAGTATTTGTCTGTATTCGTGAACCTCTGCTTTTGCTTCTGGAACACTACCATATTTACCTTTAATGTAATTATCAAAATCTTGATGAAACTTCGGCCAGTCCCATACTGGGTCGATGATGTCATTGAAGTGTAGAATAACCCATGCTAATGCTGGGGTATCATAAAATCTTTCTGCTAGAGTATCTGGTCTATCCCCAGATTGAATTACATAATGAGAATAAACATCAACTCTATTTTTAACATTTGAACGAATCTTAAATCTTCTTAACAGATTTGTTAATTTGACAGTTTGACCTTCGTTAGTTAAATCGTGTTCTGTGTATGGGAAGTATGTAAAGTAATTTGAATTCATTAGTCGTTATCCAATTCGCCGTTATATGCTGTTCCACTGACTGCTTGACCAGTGCTATTCAAAACCGTTAACTCACCTTCGTTTTCAACTTCAGGAATTTCGAATGGTCTTTCTTGAATAGATTCTTTGCTAAGCAATTCTGTTTCTTGGAAACCTAAATTAATTTCAATTGAAACTGGTGCTTGTGTGTCTTCGAAGAATACTGGCATATTCTCACCATTATAGTTTACACTAAAGTTTTTAAGAACACAACGACCGAAATTAAACATATAAGGTTTAATAGAATCAGCAAACTCTAATTCAAACTCTTCTGGATACTCATAAGCAAACCCTGCGAACTTACCACCCGCACTCGGTAACATAGCATATTGAAAAGTATTTGTAATTTGTTTAATTAAATCTGATTCGTGTAAATTTCTTGCGACAAACTTATAAGTGAAATTAAATTCTCTAAAGTTTACATTGTCAAATAGAACAGCAGTGTGTGGGTTAATCGCAAGACCTTCTGCCACACCAATACCTTTGGTTGCCATACCCGCAGAGGCTGCCCCTGCTAAAGCACCTAAGAAACCACCACCCTTTGAAGCAAGACCAGTGATTGCTGTTGATGTTAAAAGTGCTGATACTGGGTTAGAACCTAAACCAACAAACTTACCACCTGCTTGGTTCTTTGCCATTTGTTCTCTGTTATCAACACTCGCACCGTTAGACTTTTTAGTTCCCATCATCATATCAAAAGCATCAGTTACCATATCAAGACCTTGTGTAAAACTATCTCCGGAAAGATTCATTCTACCAGCTGCCATAGCACCGATTGCTGTTAGGTTTTCTGTATTGTAAGCAACACCTCGACCGTCAGTAAGTTGACTCGGTAAAGGTAGAACAATAGTCTTTAATGCTCTCTTCGTAACAACATCTGCTCTACTCGGTCTTCTTCTATCCATTACATGGAACATAAGATAATGGTCGTTATCTAAATCTGTAGGAAAGATGAGAGGTGCTTCTACTTTACTACCAGTTGGGTTAGCAGAACTTTTGAATGGGTTGTTAGGATTATTTTGTGGTCTTTGCTTTTTCTGTAATAACTGATTAAAATTACCAGAGATAGACCTTAAACCGTTTGAATCAAAGTTTGCTCTAAGACCAGTTCCATTCAGTTGACTGTTTACTACTTGGTTGAGTGCTTCACCTTTCAGTTGTTTTAGATTGATTGGCATAGTGATAAATATAATTGTTTCTATGTATTTATAACAAATTGAATGAAGTTTTATCAAGGAAAGTTTAAACCCCAAAACCCTAAAAAGTATAGAGGTGACCCAACGAAGATAGTTTACCGTTCTTCGTGGGAGTTATCGTTTATGTCATACCTCGACAAAAGTCCTGATGTTGTGTGGTGGGCGAGTGAAGAAATGAACATACCATATGTTTCACCGATAGACGGTAAACGACACAGATACTTTCCAGATATGATATTTCAAAATAGAAAAGGTAAAACCTTTATGGTTGAAATAAAACCTCATGCTCAAACTAGAGAACCCCAAAAGAAAAGTCGTATTACTAAAAAGTATTTAAACGAAGTAAAGACTTGGGGTGTCAATCAAGCAAAGTGGAAATCTGCTTTGGCATATTGTAAAAAGAAAGATTGGGAATTTAAATTAATTACTGAGGAGCATTTGTTTGGCAAAAAAACCAGATAATGTAGTAGACCACCCTGCGATAACAGAATACCCTACGAATGTTGGTGCACCTGCGTTTACTGTTCCTGCTGTTCTTACAAAGAAACAAGAAAGAGGTTCAACTGCTCGTAATCAACTAACTACAAGATTTGAAGAATTAAAGAAAGAGTATTTTAAATTAGCACAATTAACAGAAGATACTGAAATGGTATACAATGCTAAATGTAATTTCAATCCGTGTGTTGGTAAAACATACCATTTATATATGGGCAATGATGGATTATTCTTAAGTATGATTGAACCAGAAAAGTGGGAGATGGAACATCACGGTAGTTTTATACTTACCTCTGAACAAATCTGGGAACGAGTATAAATAGAGTATGGCAACAGTATTTGACGACTTATTAACACGAGGTATTCGTTCGGGACAAGTCCCTGCGAGAACAGACGATGCTCGTGATTGGTTTAGAAGTAAAGCACAAAAGATTGGTAGAACTAGAGTAACACCAGAAAAACTTCTTGCTGATAGTCAAAGGGCAAAGAGTGGACCTCAAATTGGTTCGATGTATCATTACATTTACGACCCTAAACACAAAAAGACATTGCCATACTGGGATACATTCCCACTGATTTTTATGGTCGGACCTGCTGAAGGTGGGTTCTATGGTATTAACTTACATTATCTACCACCGACCCTAAGAGCAAAGTTAATGGATAATTTGTATAGTATTACAAATAATAAGAAGTATGATGAGTCAACTAAACTTGCTTTATCATATGGTGTATTAAAAGGTGCGAGTAAATACAAATACTTCAAACCAACATTCAAACATTATTTGTCTGAGCATGTTAGGTCTAAGTTTATTTACATCAATCCAGCAGAGTGGGATATTGCTTTATTTTTACCAACACAGAGATTTAAGATGGCAAACTCACAGAAAGTTTATTCAGATTCAAGGAGCATGATATAATGGGATTCAATGTAAACGCATTAACATCTTCAATTAATCAGACTGGTGTTGCTCAAGCATCTCATTTTGATATTTTAATATCATATAATGGTGGTGAAGATGCAAGACATTTAAGTATGAGAGCAGACACAGTTAACATTCCTGGAAGAACTATTACAACACTTGAACATAGATTTACAAACTACGGACCACTTCAAAAGATTCCTTATTCGCAAGTTTATGGTGACTTGCAGATGTCATTTCTTTTGTCTGAAGATTTAAGAGAGAAAGATTTTTTTGAAAGATGGCATGATAATATGGTGAACACTGGAGCATATGACACAAGTGGTAATGGGAGATACTCACAGTTTAATACAAAGTATTATGGAGATTATGTGGGAACGATAGAAATTAGACAATATGGACCAGACGGTGATATAAGAACAATTCATAAGATAAACGATGCTTATCCAATTTTAATGGGTGAGGTCGGTATGGATTGGGCGTCTGGTGATTTGATGAAACTACAAGTAACCTTTGCTTTTAAGAATTATCAATTTATCACAGTAGATAATAGTAATCAAGCAGGACTTGGTGTAGGTTTCTCATTTAATTTGGGTAGAGGTGGTAAATTACAAGCAGGACTAAGAATTCCTGAATTAGGTAGTATTAGTTTGAAGAAACCACCATTGGGTGCGATTGTAGCTGCTAGCCCACAGTTAATTAATAATGTAAGTAAAAATTTAGGCGGTGTTATTAATTCAGGAAAGAATGCTATAGCAAAGTTTTTATAATTTTATATAATAGGAGTATATAATGAGTTTACCGAAGTTGGCAATACCGACATTTGTCACTAAAATTCCTTCGACTGGTCAGGAAGTAGAATACAGACCATTCTTAGTAAAAGAAGAGAAGGTTTTATTAATGGCACTTGATGGTAGAGACGAAAAAGAAATGGCAAGAGCAACATTAAATATTATTGACTCTTGTGTAATGACTGACATTGACAGTAGTAAGTTAGCAACTTTTGATGTAGAACATTTGTTCTTACAGATAAGAGGTAAGTCAGTCGGTGAGATTATTAATATGAAAGTTAATCACGGCGAAGACTCTGAATGTAAGCATGTAACAAGTCTTCAGATTAACTTAGAAGAAGTAACCGTTGATAAAGAAGTAAGTGACGGTATGATAACACTAGATGATAATGTCGGTATTAAGATGAGATACCCTTCATTAAATGAGGTATCAACTTTCGATACTGATGATATTGAAATGGAAATAATAAATAATTGTATTGAATATGTTTATGATAAAGATTCTGTTTATAGTGATTTCACTAGAGAAGAAATGCTTGAATGGTTAGGTAATTTAAAACAGAATCAATATGAAAAGATAACAGAGTTTTTAAGTGACATGCCTAAACTTTCATATGAATTAAAATGGAAGTGTGAAGGGTGTGGTAAAGACGATTCAGTAACATTGGAGGGACTGAGTAGTTTTTTTACCTAGCACTCATGCATGAATCGTTAGCGAATTTGTATGAGTTGAACTTCG